CGATAGGCATTGACGGCATCCTTGATCGGTCGCCAGATGTATTTGGTGAACGGGCCAATTCCCTTGGCACCGTCAGTTGCGTCGGCCCAATGCTCCACTCGGCGCATGACCGCCTTAGCGTCATAGAACCCACGGACGGCGCGATCTTTGGTGGTCGGTGCGCCGCGCTCGCCGGCGACAACCTTGGGTACTCCAATCTCGTCAAGGCGGGTTTCCAGCTCGCCAACAACGTCAGCCAGGGCAACCATCTTGCCGTCAATCTCAACAAGCTTGTCGCGGCGCGACTGCTCCCACAGGGCGTCAACCACCTCACGCAACTGGCGGAACTGCTCCACCGTCAGGTCCTTGTAGTTCTTGGAACCCGAGGTAGCCGCCATGACAAGCGGCTCAATTGCCGCGTACATCTCCGGGTTGTACGCCTTGAGCTTCTCGATGTACTCAGCGGGTGACTTGTCTGACTTGCCAAACCCGAACGCCGACAGGATGGCTCGAGCGGCTTCAACCAAGTCCATGTTCCTGGTCTTGGCAAGTTTGTCATCCGCCTTGAAGAACTTGCGGAAGTCCTTGGCCGCCTTGGCAATCTCGTCCTTTGCTTCCTGCGCTTCTCGAGCCAGCTGGTTCTGAAGCAACTGGATCTGCTTTGCCCGCAAAATGACCTGCTCAGGCGTCCGGTCTCCGTACTTGGCCTTGTACTCGGCTTCGCGCTCAGCAACCCGCTGGGCGGCTTCCTGACCCTTTACGGCGGCAGCGGCATCCACTTCGGCCATAGGAACGCCAGCAGCGGCCGCAGAAAGCCCCACGTTGCGTTCCTTGGTGGCGGCCGCCTGCGCAGCCTGTCCGGCCGTCCGGCGGCTCTTGTGGGCGTCTGCGGCCTCTCGGGCGGCTTTGGCCTCGGCAGCCTGATGGTCGCTTGGGCGCAAGTCCCGAATAACCTTTCCAGCAATAACCTGCTTGGCGGCAAGTTTGGCGGCGTCCATAAACACCTTGACCGGGGCGGTTGCCTTGGACAGCCACCGCACTTCAACGGCGTTGAACCGGGCGCGAGCCTCGTTGTGCAGGGCGCGTTGCACGGCCTCTTCCATCGCCTGGGGCGTATTCAGCTCGCCGTGTTCAGCCATCATGCGCTGATCGGTTCGGGCGTCAACTTCCTCCTTCATGGGCTTGGCCGCCAGCAACGCAAGCACTAGTTTATCGCCGCTTCCAAACCCAACCATTTCGGCAACCATGTCCGGGGCGATGCCGTCTGCGGCCACCATGCCGTACTTGCCATAGCCAAGTTGACTGACCTGCTCCGCCGGCAGCATTTTCTTGACGGCTTCAAGGTTCAGCTTGAACTTGTCATCAAACTTGACCAGTTCGCCGTTCTTGGCGCGGCCCTCGCCTGTCTTGAGAATGGACATGGCGGCGTAAACGGGTTCGTTCTTGACCTCATCCATGACCTCGGCGCGAGTCTTCTTGCGAAGCTCGTCATGCTTAGCCTGGAGTTCCTTTAGCACGCGACTGCGTGCGCCCGACAGCCATTCCATCTGCCGCAGGCTTGCCTTGTTTAGATCCGTAACCGCGGCCTCTTCCGCCTCTTTGTTCATCTGCTGATATGCCGCGTAGGTCGCGTCATCCATGCCGCTTTCCTCTTGCGTAAGGAACAGCGGAACCATCTGCATCATGTCCTGCTTGCGCTTGATTTGCTCATCGGTAGCAAGCATTCGGTCCATGACCTGGCGCACTTCGCCCGTCAGAATCGGAAGATCCTTGCCAAACTCCTTGCGGTACACCGCATTGAGGTCATCACGGATCGACACATACACGCGCTTGATGAACGACGCAAGGCGTTCAAACACGCCCTGCATTTCAATGCTCGGTGCCTTGCCCTCAAAGGCGTAGACCTCAAAGTTGTACGCCAGTGCCTCATGGTGCGGACGCTGCTGATCCATTGACATGGAGTTCCAGGTAGCAAGGCGTTCCTGCGGGGTGTTGCCCGCAATGCCAAACCACTGATACATCGTGTCAAGATCGGCAAGCGTTTCCGCAGAAGCCGTGCCGTCTGCCGCCATGCGAGACATCACATCAAGCTGCCAGTGTGAAAGTTCGTGCCAGAACGTGCTGGCATCGGCGTTGCTGTTAAGCAGGATGGTCAGTCGGCTCGGGTCATATCCGCCGCGGGCTGGGCCAGGAGCGGCCTGCTCAAATCCCGTTCTTAGGCTTGGTTTGGCGAATTCGCCACGATCCCCTTCTTGAACCCCCCCAAGTACCTGTCCTCTCCCATCGGGTTCGGCCTGGACTTCCCGCGATTCAACGAAACGATTTGCTGCTGCAAGGCCTTCGCTAACGGACTGTCCGGCCCACTCCGTTCCAGCAAGTTGTCCACCATCTTCTGTAGCCGTTCCTGTTGTGATTGCATCGATTTCTCTTTCGTAGGCATCCGCAAATGCGACCCGCGTCTCGTGCCAGAACACGCCGGCAAATGACACTTCTGGCATGACCCGCAGTATTTGGTCGGCCAGTAGTAGCCACTCTGCCTCTTTCGACTTTACTTTACTCGCAAGTTCCTCCTCCGACAAACCCGAAAAATCCTCAATTCCATATCGCTGCATGAACTCCGGGACGTACTGCATGCGGATTCCGACCGCATCAGCCATCGCTCCAGATTGTGCCTCAGCACTTCGGCGGGCATCGACAATGACCGTAAAGAAGTCGACCCCGTTCGCGTTGAGCTTCTCAATGAGCGCATCAAGTTTGTCTCGAGGGATCGGCGACCTGAAGTAAATCTCCAGTCCCGGCCTGTGCCGTGCCGGGTCAATAGACTCGTCGGCCCGAAGCACGCGAGACAGGAATGTGCTCTCCTGCCGTGCGGCACTGGCTTCCTCGAGCATGACCTTCCACAGTTCTGTTGGACTCCAGCCTTGCCGCGCAATGACCTCAAGATCGATTGACCGTTCAATCGATCCATAGCGACCTTCGGTGGACATCGACTTGATGGCGACGAGCAATTCTTTCAGGTCTGCACGGTATGCCCGCAAACGGACATTGTCGGCCAACCGTGCCTGGTCCGCGTCCGTTGGAACGTAGTCCACGCCCTGCGAGTCGAGCGACTGCTGTTGCGAAAGGCCCGCCGTATATCTATCGACACGGCGCTCCATTGAAATCAATTTCGCTTGCGCTGCCTTTCTGGCCTCCTCAATTTGCGCGACTTTCGTGTCAGCCTTGGTGGCGTCGGCGAGCAATTGCTCAATCTTCTCCAAACCAGACTTTCGCAATGCAACGTCTAGTCGGTTGGAAATTTCAGATCGACGTTCGCGCTGTTCTTTCTTTGTTAGCGTCGCGGGAATTGCGGCTAGTTCAGACTGCAAATCTGCGATACGTTGGCGCCACCCAGCCTTTGCCGGATCAAGTTTCCAATTGATGAGAGTTTGTTGCGCTGCTGGCAAACGATTGGCATCCGCAAGAATCTTGCCAGGGACGCCGGCGTCAATCGTTTTGCGAAGTTGCGTGACCATCTCTTGGTCACTGATGCCGGACAAACTTGCCTCTAGTTCAAACGACCCGCCCTCGCCAGCAACGCTCGTCCAGTTGTTGATCGTCCACAGTTCCTTTTCGATGAACCAAACAAGTGCCTGAAGGTCATCGTCATTGAGTTGCGAGAGTTGAGGATTCTGATTGAGTTCTGCATCGTTGCGAACGCGTTGCGCCGCCTCCGCAAATACATCTTGTCCGAATCCAAACTGTCCCGTCGTTGACCCATCAGGAAGCATGTCTCCGGCAACGCCCGTTTCTGCCATTGACGGGATTCGCAAGAGCGCAGCGAGACGCTGAAGCATCCGCGCTGCCCACACGTCAATAGTTGCCCGTGACCGAAAGCCAATGAGATTGCCGGAAAAATTCAGAGCCTTTGGTGCTTGTGCCGTAGTTCCGAGCAGTGTGTTCTGCTCTCGCACAGTACGCCACAGGCCAACCATTGCGCGAACCACGTTCCCGCCGTTGAAACCATATTTCTTGCCATTTTCTTGCCGCGGCAGTAAATCGTCTGGAAGCTCACGAGCTTCCTTGAGCGCCGTCAACTTCGAAACGTATTCAGGCTTCCGTTGAATTGAAGCTTGCGTTGGTTTCTCGCCACGCGCTTCCATCGCCAGCATTTCGTCGTTGACATAGGCACGAAGATCAGTTTCCAACCGCTCAATAGTTTCGACCCACGCTTCCCACTTCGTAATGACAACATCAAAATCACCACGGGTGGCGCGCCGCAATACATCTAGCGCGAAATCCCAGTTCCCTCGCACGGGCGTATTCGGGCTTGTTGCGCCGAGCAAGTCGGCAAACAAGTCTCCTAGACCTCCAAACTCGCGGCGCAATGCCTCCCGCATTGCTTTGTACCAAGTGGACTGGTTGATGATTCGCAGGGCATTCTGGTCGCCGGCATTTGCTCGTCGCAATACAGCCCGAACTTCATCGACCATGCGGCGTGCTATTCCGGTAACGGCAGTTTGATATTCTGGCGTTCCTGGAAGCAAAGCCGTTCCTGTTTTGTCGCGGTGGAACGCATAAGGGATTTGGCGATACTGCAACTCCAACTTCTCAAGCCCAAGCCCCTTCTTTCCTTTGTCCTTGCGATCTTTCACGGACACCTTAACGAACTCAAGAGGAGCCCATCCTTGTGCGGTTGGGTGTGCCTTCTTGTGATTCAGCACTGCCTCGCTGATTTCTGCGGCTGATTCTCCAAATTCGCTAGCCGCTGTTGATACTGCAGCCTCTTCATTCGGCGACAATTCAACCTTTCGCGCCTGCCTTCTGACGCCACGCTTGGCTTGCATTTGCAACCGCTCCAGCGTTGCTGGCTCGCCTCGCTGCACCGCCGCCTGCTCAAACACCTTTGGGCTGGCGATGTTGAAACGACGCGACAGCGGGACGATGTTTCCAGATTCGTCCTTGACTACCGGATCGGCAATACTGATATCACTCTCATTGAAGACAACGCGACTTTCACCATATCCCTTGTCATCTTCAATAATAATTCCATCAAATCCGCTATCAATTAATTGTTGTTTTATCGTGCTTGCGCTTTGATTTGTTGGGTTTAATTGATCTAGTTCTTCTCGCGTTTTGACACGAAACGGATTAGACGCTTCACGAATATAAACTTCTAGCAATCGCGGCGGATTAATAACATCGCCCCGCATTGCGGCAATTTCATTTACTTCCGCATCAAGTGCGTCGGTCAGTCGTGTTTCTTTAGTAACCCAGATTCCAAGACCGTTCATATCCGAAGTAAGCCCAGACGGAAGTTTAAACTTGGAAAACAGACTTCTTGTTGTGTGAAGGTATTTGTCAGTATTAAATCCAGCAGCCTTTGCTGCCTCGAATACCACGCGTTGAGCTGCTTCCGTGTCGCCGCGCTCAACGGCGGCGAGGTAGTCGGAATCCATGCGTGAGATGGCCGCCTGCTCAAGCGGAGCCGCCGCCCGCTGCGTTTCGGGGCCAACAATTCCGCGCAGGCCGTGCTTAGCTTGGTACTCGGCGGGCGTCATCTTCTCTCGAGCAGCTGCAACAACAACCATGTCGCGGTAGATCGTGGCCTCAAACTTGGCCTGCTTCTTGTCCCGGCCAGCAGCTTCCAACTGATCCCGTGTGTCCCTCTCAATGACACGGGCTTCGTCGACAAACGTGGTGTTTGTCTTTTCCGATTCTTCCATGATGGCAAGAGCTTCCGCCTTGCGCTGCTCTAGCTGAGTGGCGTACTGTTCTGCCTGTTGTGCGCTCATTGCAGTCGGGTCAAGGCGCATGTGCGGCATCATGGCATTGCCAAGATCCGTGCCAGCAACACGGGCTGCAAAGCCAGCGGTCGGAATCTTGACATCGCCACCAGTTGACATTGCCTGTTCAAGCTGCCGCCGCAATCCAGGAAGCACGCGATCCATTTCCTGATCGGTGATTTCCGACTGCCGAAGCACGTTTGCCATCTCGCGTGCATCAACGTAGATCGTTTCCGCGCCAGTGCCTTCCGCCTGGGATGCAACGAATCGCTCGTATGCGTCGGCGTTGCGGCTGCGCACCTCACTATTGACCACGTTGTTGTTCAGGCGTTCAAAGAACTGCTGCGACTTGTTGGCTGCGTTGGCTCGAGATTGATCAACGTAGAACTGGGCCGCAGGTCCGCCAGCACCAATGACGGCCATTCCCATCGCCGTCTGCACGGCGGTTTCGACCAGACGGTCAGCAATCTCCCTGCGACCTTCTGGGCTTGCAAGACGAGATTCCAAATTGGAACCGTAGTGCCTGGCAATTTCGTCGCCAGCAATAGTCACGATTTCCTGCGCAACTTCGGTTGCAGTTTCGCCAGCAATGCCCTTGGCGTAACCCATGCCAAGCGTCTTCAAAGCGGCCACAGTAGTGGGTCGCACCAACGCCTCACGAGTCGCGGTATTGACGGCAGACTTGAATGCGTAGCGGTATCCGGCAGTAAGGATCTTTCCGCCAACTAGCTCAAGCGCACCGTTGATGACACCAACGCCGACCGATGCAGGGACGGCAACCGCATCGTTGTACCCGGCTTCCTTCATGTCGCCGTAGGCGTTGCCGCCCTCCATCTCCGCGCCAACCTCAAACGAACCAACATCCAGGCCAACGCCCATGCCGATAGCCGCGCCGGCAGGGCCGCCCATAGCCGCCCCAACCACCGTTCCAAACGCAGCGCGGCGAAACATGGTCGGAGCCATTTCGGCGCGAATGCCCATGAACTGCGCAGCGGATTCGATGAACCCAGTGTCTTGCGGCAGATTGGCAAGTTCCGTCTTGATGGCATCCAGGACAATCTTGTCGGATTCGCGGAACTCGCCCGCACGCTGGCGCGTGTAAATCTCGCCACGTTCAGCAGTGTCAACAGCCTGAATCAGTCCGGTTTCAATGCGCGATGGAATGCGCTTGATGTAATTAAAGATGCTTTCCGTTGCGGAAAGGTTGTCGATGTCATCGTGAGCGATGGCCGCAAAATCTCGCTGCGTCAAATACCGAGCAAGGATTGGGTCACGCTGCATAAGGTCGCGCCGCTGGACACTGTTCATCAGGTCCATGCGCTCCAGGTCAGCCTGGTTGCGGAGTGCCATGTCCGTGCCAACGCCAAACTTTTCTCCGAGCTTGAGAGCCTTGGCAGCTTCAGCGGGATTTGTTTGCGATGCCGCCATCATGGATGCCATCAGCTCGTTGTTTCTACGAGCCGCAATTGCAGCCGCGTCCGGGTCAATGTCCGGCACGGCGTTCTCTTTCGGCAACATCGGGTCGGGCAGAAGCGTGCGATTAGACGCAATATCGGCGGCAACCGGATCAACATCACGGTCGATACCAGGATTGACGTTCTGCGTCGGCGAGAAATTCGCCATCTGCTCGTTGATGTCGGATTCAATCACTGCGGCCTGCCCTTTCTCGTCCAATACTCAAGAACTTCAACGTCAGTCGGGTTCCGAATGCCAGCACGCTCAAGAGCGTTCTTTGCCATGCGAACCTGAATGACAGGAATTTCTTCCTTCTGAATCATCACATACCCACGCTGCAATTCTTCCTGCGTCATTGCTGCAATGGGCTTCTGTGCATCTCGGCCCCAGGACGGCAGGAATGCCTTGTCCTGAATGATGGCCTTGTCAATGATGACCTGCATGTCGGTATCAGTCATCTTTGTCTTCATCGTTGCCTGCTTGGCGTTTACAAGCTTGGCAATGTTGTCGCGCAGCATAAGCGAAGCAGTCTTGTCTTCGTCCGACTTTGGATCGACAAGATTGAGCATTCCATTGTTTGCAAGCGTGGCATTCAGTTGCGTTGCATTCACGGATGCCTCGTAGACCTTCTGCGGCTGATTGACATCAGCCAGCAGCTTGACGTAGGTGGCGTGCGTCATCTTGGTTCGATTGGCAGCAAGCCATTCGTTGCTTAACAGGGACGGATTCCGCGCCAGTTCTTCCATCGTTCCAAGTTCGTTGTCTTGTCGCTCGCCCTTGAGGAACTGCTGTTGATCCTTCGGGCGAAGTTTGCCAAACTGCCCCGCCGGCAACATAGCAATCGTGTTCCCAGGGACCGCAAGGAACTGTTCCGTATTGTCAACAAGCGTCTTGTACTCCTGTTCGATGAGTGCGTCCTGCTGCCCGTACTGCGTGCGAAGGTTGTTCTGCACTAGCTTTCGCATTTCGGGATCTTGAATTTGATCCGCCTTGGCAAGTGCCTCACGCAGCGTGTCAGGCGCGGTATCTGTCTTGCTTGGCTTGTCAGGGTATGCCTTCGGGTCGCTGTCAGCAGCAACAACGCCGCGCTGCATGATGCTTGCGGTCAACTCTTCAACCGTGGTGCGCTGGCGGTTGGCTTCCACCGATGACCGCAAGTTGGTGTCAACCTTGGGATCGACCGGATGATCGTTTAGGAACGCCTCAGCCTGACCATACTGGCGAGCATTCATCAGATCGTTTACGACACCAGTTGCCACCTTGTCGTAAACCTTCTGCTCCATCGCCTTCATCTGTGCGCTGCCCTCAGGGATACCGTTCAGGGATGCCGCCTTGCGAACCTCCTGAATGGCAACCGCAAGGTTGGCCTGGTAGTTCACTAGCCCGACAGGACGCCCCGCCGCATCGGTCTTGTTCCGTTCCGCGTAGGACATGATGGCAAGATCGGAATACTGGTCAGCTCGAGCGGCGGCCTCGTTGGTGGCATACACCTTGACCTGGCGGTCGCGGTGGTCAAGCATCTGCCCCTGGAAAGAGACCATGTTGCGAGCGGCCACCTGCTGAAACATGCGCCGCTGCGTGTCGTTGCCAAGCCCGTCCATGACGTTCTTTGCCGCGCCAGCCATGGCATCCTGTGTCGTTTGAAAACTGGCCTCGGCATCCTTGCCCGTGGTATTGAGATACCCAGACTTGCCACGCATGATGTCCTGTGCCTGCTTCAAGAACGCCGTGTCGGCCTCCTTAGTAGCTGCATCGTCAATGTCATCTTGGATGGCGGAGCCAAGGCGGTACGCCGTGTTGCCAGCGGCGATCATGGATCGCCCCAATTCCTGCTGCTGCTTGGATGCAGCTTCGTCCATTGGCATGACGGGCGGGGCCTGGTAAGGCACGGACGCGCCCTCCCCGGCCATTCCAACCTGCGGGATAAAAGAACTAGGTACGGTGGGCATTGGTATTCCTCGTCAGATTCGCTTGGTGGACACGCCGCCCAGCAGTTCTTCAAGCCGGCGGTTACGCGCCCAGGTTGTGCCAATGTCGGCCGCGCTTCCAAGAAGGCTTGTAGAGGCGCTAAGACCGGGGTAGATCGTTCCTGCCGTGGAGGACAGGTTCTGCGCCGAAAGGTCAGCCATAGTCGCCTGGGTGGCGTAATTCAGTGCCTGCGCCCTGGCGGCCTCTGCCTGCCTGGTCGTGTTGGCGTTAATGGTCAAACGGTCAATTTCCTTAATGAGATCCATGCTGCCAAGGACCTCACCCGCGCTGCCGACCCCACCGCGAATGCCACGCCCCGCCATTGACGCGACCGCGCTAGCACGGGCCTGACCTGCCTGCATGGTGTAGCGACCGGACTGTTGCTGCCCTGCCTGGGTGATTTGTGCCGCAGTAAAGGCCGCCCCTCGAGCATTGATTCGGGACATCTCAGCTTGGAATCGCTGATTTTGCGCTTGCATCTTCAATTGATTCTTCTGACTTTCAGCTGAGTAATACGCGCCGATGGCACTATTGACCGCGCCAAAGATGCTGACAATCGGGCCGGCAGTCACAAAGGCCTCGGCCATTTGCGAACCAAACGACGGGGCCATAGTTCCCGCACTTGTTGCATACGACTGCCCGGTCAGCAGGGTCGGTCCGGTCGGGCTAGTGGAGAATGGGACGTTGACTACTGCCATGTGATTAGCCTCCGATGCTTACTTCAAGGGTCAAGCCCACCAGGGTCAGCGGGAGCGGGTCGGACTGTCTGATGTAGACTTGTCCGCCCGCCCCCCACGACGGCGTCATAACAACCAACAGCTCATCCGACTTGAGCGATGGCGGACTGCCGTACGGTTCAGTAGTGCGCTGCTTATATTCAACAAGATGATCGGCGTCCGGGCCAACAAAGATGCCGGATGACTTGTAAACGCGCAACCACGCCTTGTTGACGTTCTTCATGCGGCCCTGGCCGAACCCGTCCACGTTTAGCGTCATGGGCAACGTTTGCAAATCGCTTTCATACGGCAGGCCAACAATTATTTTTGTTGCCGCCCGCTGAAGCGAGATCGAACCGCTTGTCACTATCTGCTGGGGCATGACCGCGCCGTCAGCCAGGATGCTGACAGTCTTGCCTTCAAGATGAGACAGACCACCAAGATCCTTGATGGCAAAATCAAATTCGTTAATGGGGACGTTGCGCAGAGAAACAGGAACCGTCTTGTCAACCCGAACCGTTGCGGTATCGGCGGCGGTGACGGAAATGATGGTGAACCTGTATTCGTTTTCGTTGGAATCCGTGAAAATGATGCAATCGCCAACGTTGTCGGTTCCGGGATATGTAAATACCGGAAAGCCGCTAGCGGCCTGAGTCATTGTTAGCACTTCTGAAGAATCCCAAGATGTGCCGCCGGACACAGTCAGGTAATTTGATTCATTGGTGTTGACGCCGTCATACGTCAGTGCGCTGTCAACAAAGATGCAATCCTCAAGCGCATCAACCTGGCGAGAAGCAAGGCGTTCAACGTAACGCTTGGTGCTGCCATTGATGGTGCGCTTGACCACCACGTACACGCGATCCTCGTCACCTTCGGCCACCGCGGTGCAGCTCTCAAACGTGCCATCGGTTTCGTGCCAGTGCCATGCGCCCAGCTGCTGCTCCGGCACATATGTCAGGCCGAGCATATAGCCACTGCTTGAAATAAACCACAGGATTGGCTGCGGACTCTTGGCGTAGCACATGTCCGACAGCTCTAGGTTGTCAAACAGGTGCGTAGACCGTAGCGACAGGTCGCCAGTAATGAAGCCCTGGGACTGCCACGAATATCCAAGTTCGCGCACATGTCCACCGCGGTCTGCACAATACACGACCACGTTGTTGACAATCTCCGGTTGGACGTTGTTTGCGCCAATGTAAGACTGCGGACGAACTGAGATTGTGCTAGGCGTGATGACATCGCTATTGATCGGGCTGACGCGAAGCTCCGAACTGTTCGTCAGCATAAGCATCTGCGTGAGCGGAACAATGTGCCGAATGGTTGATGCTTCGCGGACAGCCACCTCAACCTTGATGCGGTCATCGTCCTGAGTCGGAATCGAATACGACATGTCGTTTTCGGTTGGCGAGCGCGTCATCCACAACGTCTGCGGCTCGTTGGTTGTGCCGGCAAACGCCTTGCGCTGCTCAAAGTACGACACGGCACCAGGGTAATTCCCGGCACTGCTAAACACCGTGTCATAGATCGACGGCGTAATTGACAAGTCAGGGGCGATGTTGTCATCAACAAACGATGTTGAACTAGTTTGCCCGATGTAACCGTACAGTCCATTCTGACGCTTGTAGATGTTGTATCGCAGCACGCCAGAAACGGCGGTCCAGCTGATTGTGTTGTATGCGCCCTGGACGTTCAGGTTGTTTGTCACGCTGACTACGGCGCTCTGCACGCTTTCCTGTTGGTGGTCTGGATTCAACGCGGTGACAACGTAGTAATTCGTGATGTCCGCCGCAGGCGTCATTGCCTGCACAAGACCATTGCTTGTGTACGCAGTAAAGGTATGCGTATCGACAAACGTACCCGTTTGGTAATACACCAATTTCATTGTTGACGCACTTGGGAACGTATCAATGATGTAATACTGGTTATTGACTTGCGTCATTCCAACTACGCCAGTAATGTAGATTGAATCACCTTCTGCAAGCTGTTTGTTCTTTGCGTCATTTGACAGAGTAAATACACCCTGTGCGCCAGCAGCAGATATCGTAATGTTGGTGATATTGACGCCCGTTCCGCGATTAGCGGTTACCGCAACACCAGTAGGCGTGCCAATTGTTGCGCCAAATGAAATGACCTCAAGCCGCCAATCAGTTGCCGCGTAACGGCGCAACTCTTGAGGTGCATAGTTGGGATGCACCAACGTCATCACATCGGCAGATTGAACGTAGTGAATGTCAAACAAATCTGCTTCCGCATACGGCGTAGCAATCTGATAAACGCCAGACGGTATCGGATACCAATATGTCGGCTCCGTTGCCGGCGTCTTGTTGGTATTGGCTTGAATGCACTGATATTTCACTCCGCCCGTGCTGACTAAATTACCAAGCACATATGCAGTGACGCTATTCCAAAAACCAATGAATCCGGTATTGAGCGTTCCGCCATTTGTATGAAACCGCATGTAATACTCGCCCAGCTCAAGCACCATCGTTTGCGTGGTGCTGTAAGTGAACGGGATCAGGCGCGTCTTCTTCGTGCTGTCCTTGACTTCTTTGACAAACTCCATGCCAGGACGATTGTCGGCTGCACCCTGCGGCATGGCAATGAAGTTCTTCATGCGGGCAACACCCGTCTGGAACTTCGTATCGTCAATGCGACCGAACATGTCCGGGGAAATCTCGCCGCCGGCAAAGGAACGGTAGTAGGTACGGGTGTTTGGCATGGCTTACCTTCCCGACATCCAGGGCGTCACAATTTCAGGCCTGGAATTGCGCTGGTTGGAATCCGACGCGGTGGCCTTCTGCAAGTAGCCCATCATCATTTGCGTCAGCCGCTTTGCTTCTGCCGCGCCCGCATCACCCTTCATGATCGGGCCGGCAAGCATGGACGCCAAGTGGTACGACAGCGTCATTACGAACAGCGGCGAAAACTGCGTTGGGTCGGTGATGTGCGCCGTGTAACGCAGAACCGCGTTCTCTTGATTTGTGTATAGGACTTGAGTACCGTTGTCCAGGGTTTCCAGCGTGTACGGCTGCGGCGCATAGCGGCCTGCAGCAATCATCGGGGAATAGTTGTGCGCAAAGTTTGGCGTGTCGGTCGGCGAGAACTTCGTTGAATAGTCATCAACTGAATCGGGCGGCAGCACCGAGATCAAGTTGTTGGCGTTGCTGGGAACGGCGTAGGCGTACAACCATTCCGGCCATGTGCTAGTCAGGGAAGCAAGCACCACGCGGCGCATGGTGAAGTTCCAGTAATGCATCTCAAGAAGGCTGTCCACCGCGATGGGGTAGAACCGCGAACAATGCTCGGCCTGGGCAGACCCCTCTGGCGGGTCAATGCTTGACACAGTTGCCGTGTCTCCAAGGTGCGCCAGTGCAAGATTGCAGATTTCAACCGCTGATGACATGACCGCCTCCTAGTGAAATGAGGGGAGCCGTGGTTTCCCGACGGCTCCCCTCGTTGCGCTTCACTTCACAGGACTCAAGCTCCGTCCGTGTCCTTGGTCATCTTGGGCCGACCGGGCTTGCGCTTCGGGGCTTCCATGACCGCAGTAGTGGTTTCGCCAACCGCATCGTCCCAAGAACCATCAACGGGTTCAACGTTGGTGTTTCGCGGGCCGTTGTAGCTGAAGACATCGCCTTCCTCTCGGAGAGCATTGTCAACAAAGCACTTCTTAAGAACTCGTACTTGCACTTGTTTGCTCCTGTCTTTTTAGACAACCGAGAAACCGCTAGCGTAGAACTTCTTGCTGTCGGAGATGTCGGTGACAATATCTCCAAACACCGCGCCAGCACTGAACGTGCCAACGCCAACCATCTTTGCAGACAGATAGCGAAGACCGTTCTTTGCCCACAGCGGGTTGATACGAACAAACACCTGGTATCCAGCAGCCAGATCGGCCGTCAGAACAGCGTTGCTCGTACCAAGATCAATCACGCCCGCCGGGGGCTGTGCCTTATCGGTTCCTGCCTGCACCACAAACTGCACGGACGTACCACCAACAAACGTGGTAGCGACGGTGATGGCAAGATACAGATCTTCGCCTTCGCCAATGTCGCGGTACTGCAGTCCATTGCTGTTGGGATTGCTGCCCGAGGTCGGCACGTTTCCAACGAGATCAATGTTGTAGTTGCTGTAGGTGGTAACGGCCGCGGTCGTGCCAATTGCCTGGCTGACGGTCGTATCGCTTGAATCAGCGAAAATGCGGAGTGCCTTATCAGAAATCATGTGAGAGTTTCCTTTCTTGAATCAACGACTATCAGGTCGTGAGGGATTCGGTGTTGAGGATGGCGTCCACGCGACGAAGCGGAACTCCGAGGAACGACAGCCAGCTGTACGGCATACCGAACTGCGACAGACCTTCGTTAACCTTGAGGACGTACTGGCTCTTATCAAGAGCAGCAATCGCCAGGCCGCTGTGGACGGTGCGGTTCATGTAGAAGCAAGCGCGACCCATCGACATGTTGGGAATGCGATACAGGGCGCGAGCCATCAGCTTGATGAGGGCCGTTGATGCGCCAGGAGCCTGGGAACCCGTCTGGCCCATCAGGTCGGAAACGTCAATGTTGGAGATACGGACAACGTAACGCCAATCCTTCACAACCAGGCCATTCTTCCACTGGTAGCGAGTGGCATACGCCTGGAGGCGGGTGCCGTCGCTGTTGTAGACAGTCTGCTCGCCCAGGTCCTCATGGATCAGGCCAGCCTTGCTGCCCTTCGGGAACGGGCAATAAACGGTCTGGTCGCCCCAAACAACGAGATACACCGAAGTGTTGTCGCTGCCGCTGCCGGCGGCGGGAAGCACGTTCTGGCCGTTGCCCGTCGTTCCGGTGACAGAGTAACGCGGCGCGAGGCCAAGGAACTGCTTGGCATCGGTAGCCGGGTTGCCGTAGAACAGGGTCGAAGCCTGCGTCTGATTCATGGCCTCAAGGAACGCCGTGTCTTCGGACAGACGGAACTGAGCCGTGTTGCCGTTGAGCATGGCGAGGTCCTTGTCAACCTCGCTGCGGGCCTCAAGGATGCCGCAAGCTTCATCGACCTGCGCGGTCGTGGACTTGGTGCTGGGAATGCCCTGGTTGAGCGCACGCCAGTACACAGTCGGGAGACCAGTGCGGATGACCACGCGGTCGCCCGTGGGCAGATTGCCTTCCTTGAACACGCAGTCCTCAAGGACTTCGTTGCTCTGGGAAAGAAGCTCGGCAATGACCGGAACGCGGCCATCGGGATCGGTGCGCTTCGCCCAATCGGCGAGAGTCAGATTAGTAGTCGGGGTAGTAGTCGTTGATGGCATGGTGCCAACTCCTTATGTGTGTGATTTACGAGTGATTGGAATAGAGGGCGGCCGCTGCGCCAGCAAAGTCCATTGGTCCGTTCGACTTTCCGTTCGATGAACCCGTGGATGTCCCGACGTAGCGATCCTCACTGATTGCCTTCCCTGCCCTGAACATGAACCGGATTACCTCCGGGTGATTGCCCAGGCCAGAGTCGTTGAGCAACGTGCGCAGCTCGGCGGTGCCGAACGTGTCAAGTGCCTTCTTCGCAACTGAAAGGTTCTCGGTGATCTTGTCACCACCGAATTCCTTGTCGGCCTTTGAAGATTCCGCCCATTGCGAGCGGACTGCCTCAACCTGTGCTGCCTGCCGCGTGCCGAGTTTGTCGGACATTGCGGTAAGCATCTTCTGCGCGGCATCTTGGGTCAGGTTCAATTCCTTGGCAACCTCCGAGAACGCTTGTACGGTCTCGGCGTCGAGCTGCTTGCCTTCAGGGGCTTTAAACTCGTACTTCTCCGGTGCGCCTTCCGGCTTCACCTGCTCAGTTGCCTCGGGCTTGCCAGTATCGGCCGACTCCGCGGCTTGCTGGTCCTGGGCCTTCGGTGCTTGCTGCTGTTCCCCGTAAAGCGCCTCAGCCGTCGCCGCTGCGCTCTTCGGGGCTTCAGATGCCGGAATGCCGTTATTGTTCGTTGGGGCTTCCGTCATCGTTGGTTCGGTCATTGGTTTGCTCCTTCATCATGGTTGGGTACAACTCTGGGCAGAGAACGTGAACCTGTGAGAGAGTGCGGAGTCCGTAGTTCCTGTTGCCCTCGGCGAAAGCCATTGCCATCGCGTTGGTGTTGAAAGACGAACGAAACACTCCTGCCTGGTCCAGTAGCCGCCATACGACTCGGCGACCTCGCTTGCTGCTCATCAACCATCGAATGTCCGACTCCTCGCTTTCGCGCTCAAGCTTGTCGCGCATGGCACGGTTGGCCTGAATGCGCTCTTGACCGCGAATGTCGAGCGGGTCGTGTGTACTCATTGGGGGAATCTATCGACTCGTCAAATGCCTATGGGTCCCATTAGGCAAGGCGAGTTAACTTGTAAAGCGTTGAAGAGATCAGCGTGCAGATCGCGTCGATCTCGTTCTGAATGTGGCTCTCGGTACCCATGACCATGCGGTCGGCCTCGAGGTACTCGTAGACCTTCTGCACTTCGGCCAGCGGGGTCGGTGCCATTTCAAATGCGCCAGGGCCAAACTTGAGCTTCTCGCCAGTGCAGCCCATCCACGCTTCGGCAAGATCGTCAATCGCCTCGCGCAGCGGTTCGTACACGCTCAAAGCGTTGTGGGCGGCAAAGCTGCCCGGACCCTCCACCATCAGGTGGTGCATGTGAATGGCGTTTGCGCAGTGCATAAGGCGCGAAATGAAGGCCGATGCGCCGGCGGCGTCGCCCTTGGATTCGGGACCGTAAAGAAGCGTCATTGCCTTTGCCATGTGTCAGACCTCTACTGCGGAAGGGGAGTTGTAACCGGAGAACATGTTCATAACGTCCGTCAGGGCATTCTGCTGGCCTCCGGTCGGGGCCTGCGCCATGTTCTTGACAGTCTGCGACTGCTGCTGCATGGCGGCCGTCTGGGCCTGCGCCGCCTGCGCCTTCGCTCGAGCATCGCGCACCACGGCCACGTTCTTGTCGGCAATGATGAGGCTCGGGTCAACGCCAAGCATGTCGCTGTAAATGTCGGCCCACTGGTCGGCATCGAACTTGTCCAAGACATCCGGCTTGAACTTCGCCACCGCGCCAAGGTTGCCAACAAAGCGATCCACGCTGTTGGTGCCAATGGCACGCTGCGCTTGGGCAAGCATGGACACAAACTCCACCGACAAATCCATGCCCTGCAATTCCTCGGGGGCGGGCGGGATCAGGCCAGCGGAAACCATGTGCGAGAACGTGATGTCAATCAGCGGGTCCAGCAGCTCGTTGTGCAAACGCTCAAGGACCGGGCCAAGCATCAGCAGTTTCTCTTCATGCCGCTCAGCCACCTCGGTCGCGGTCATGCGCGTGTCCGTGGCATTGGCAAGCATCAGGAATAGGTCGGCGTAGAACGCACCACGCACGCGCTCGCGGCAGTCCTGAATGTCAAACAACAGATGCTGAAGATTTAGGTTGACATCGAACGCCGTGCGGATGGGTTGCGAAGTGCCGTCCACGAAGGTGACGCCACCAGGCAGCATCTCCACATCGCGGTTCTTCATGGAAATCGGGACCTGAAGCGGCGGCTTGGTTTGGTAGTCAATGACCTGCGCCTTGCGCAGCTGCTCATGCTGCAACTGCTTGATGTCTCCAAGCGCTTCCATGCCAGGGCTGTTGCCGTAGATGTCGCCGCCGGCGGTTGCCCATCGGGGGACAAGGCACGGGAAGTGCTGGAAACCGCCAACGCGCAGGAACTTGTCATGCTCGCCGCCGACCTCAAAATACCACGACCCAAACGGCATGTTCTTGTTGTCGCGCTTCTTGATGTCGCGGTCAGCACGCGGCTCAATGGCGTGGATGATGGGAATCCACTTGTCCAGGTTGCCCCGGTCGTACATGCTCTTGACCGTATTGGAGCAGTTGTCGTAACCGAACTCCTTCACGATCTCTCCAACGGTCTTTTCAAACTCCCGGTACAGGGTGCAGACGCGGCCTTGGTAATCGGTGGCGATGCAGTATTCGCCCGTAGTCACGGGGTAGTGATGAATTACATTCTTGAAGTCGGGAAGCACAATGCTTGTCGCCGTGCCGAAGCAGCCCAGTTCCTCGTACATCTGATGCAGGGCGCGATAGGTGTTCGACTTCTGAAACACCGACTGCATCCGCTTGGTCACATCGTCTAGCCACAGCTTGACGGGCTGGTACGAATTAAGCTGCGGGTCAGCGGTAGCCAGGCGAAACCACGGGCGAGCGGGCGAGGTCGCTCCGGCCATCATGCCGGCCCCGAGCGTCCGCAAGGCCCGCGTACCCGTGTTGTCGTAGATGTTGTTGTGACGCCGCCATCCCTTGTCGCGGTCCTGCCGAAAGTAACGGCCGTTGCGCGGAAGGATGTAGGTGGTCAGTTCCTGATAGTGCGCCCACCAGGTGGCGCGTTCGGTCTTGAGCTGACCCCAGCGGGTGAACAACTGATCCCGCTTGGGTGCGCCCGGATACGAACCTCCGTCACCTGTGTATTGGCTCATTGATTACTGCCCAAGAAGGGTTGA